CTTCTGTCCCCCGCCATATAACACTCCAACCTCAACATAATCTGACCCCATTCTAATTCCTATGCTGCTCTCCAGCGTTCCAGGGGCGGATCCCTTGACAAATGATTGTCCTGCCGCCTGTGCCTGACTCTTCGTCGGTCCGAACGGGCATCTGTCCTTTTGCTCGCCCTCGACAAATCTTCCGACCTTCTTCAATCCGTCTTGACTTGCGCCCTTTATACTTAGCTGGAGCCTGTACAAATCTTCCGCAACGTCATCCAGTTCTGTCGTGTCCATCTTTAGCATCGTCTTCTCTCCATTTTCTTCCGCAAGTTCTGCAAAGCTTTTCTTGTGAGCTTCCGCATCGGTCTTCATCGCCTCCAACTATCCCGTACACGACTAACTCATATCCATTTACAAGAATCTTATCACCACAGCATAAACATTTGCTTCCATCGGCCTCGCACATTTCTGCTACAAGTCTGATCTTTATTGTCGGTGATATTGCCATTATGCCTCAACCTTCTTTACTCCTGCCGGCGGAGAATACGCTTTCTTGGAACTCGTCTTCGCCCTCTTCTCTGGTTGCTTAACCTCTGGCTTCGGTTCGCCCTTCTGTTCCTCAATCAATTTTGCGCCACGCTTTGATTCCTGAAATACTGCTATCGTATAGTGAACGCAATTTACGTGAAATCCGCCTGCATCAATATAATCCTGCAACGTCGGGAAGCCCGGAGTCTTACCTGTCAGCGATACAACCTTTCCAAGATAAGCAATACAGGCTTCCGCTGAGTTCGTCGAAAGTCCGCCACCACCTATCTTGACCAGATCATGCCCTTCTTCTGTCAGGCCGTCGTTATACGTCTCTCGCGCCACATTTGCGCTGACTGTCCTATTCAGCATCATAAAATAGTTATTCGGCTGCCATTTCGCCCCATTCGATGCTATGAATTTCCACGATTCAGGATCGTCTGCTATGCTCAGCAACTTACCTCTCAGAAGCTTATATCTCTCGACCGCCGTCATGCCCTCTACCCTTGCCTGCCGGAATACGTCTACTGTTGCATTTTGCATCTGTCTGATATCCATACCGAGCATACTGTTGAGCTTCGTATTCATCTCTACGTTTGTCGCCGCCATGCGCTTCGCATTCAAAGGATGCACTCGTTCAAAATATTCCTTGAAATGGTCTTCCTTGAATTTCACAAACGCCGCTGTCTTTCCGCCAACTTCTGCCAAATCCTTATTCACAAGCAGATAGCTGTCTTTCCCTGTGTTCTCAATACTTCGCTTTGTCCATGTATCCAGATCACCTTGATTCTTGACATACTGGTCTTTCAGGTTCACATATACGCCATCCCTGATATTTGCCGATGTGCCGAACCGCTTATCGCGGGCTGCCTTTACAATGGCATCCTCAACCCGTTTCCGGCTTTTCAGGAGTTGCGCGACAAGATCCTTCTGGTTCTGTGTCGTTGACCGTCTCAGCAACGCATCTCTGGATTTATCACCTATCACTTGCTATCCCCTTGCTATTTGCACGTCTGGATTCCTTGACCATAACATCCATCTCAAAGTTTCATCTGCCAATACTGGCAACGGCTCATTGTTCTCAGCATTCTTTGCTTTACCGCCCTTTGTCGCTCCAGGCCACTTCGGTCCGGTCAAATTTCCGTTTGCCGTGTGATCTGAATTTATCAGGATATATAACGCCTGCACATACGCTGCTCGGTCAGGATAATACTGTTCGCTCTGGTCAACTGTCTCGTCTGTCAGCGTCGAGCTCGTACTGCCAGTGATAATGCTTCCGCAAACATCACCATCGCCGCCTATAAGCCTCTGCTCGATTTGCTCTATTGCGGTAACTATTGCTCGTTCCTGCAAAGTGTCCTTATCAAATGCCGCCCATATATCTCTTTCCAAGTGCGTCTTGTAATAAGCGTCTGCCGTGGTCTTTGTGATCGTTACTGACATTTGATTGCTCCTGTAAAAAAGCCCTGAAACGCTGTAAAACGCTCAGGGCTGCATATATCTTCTGTCTGTTATACTATGTTGCCCCTACACTGTCGTCTGTTACTCGTCGTCAGCAGGCGCCATAAGCAATTCGATCTGCGCAACGATATTGGCTTTCGTCTCTGTCAGATCAACCTTGTCAGCAATTTCCGCGTACTTCTCATCTTCGAGGGCGGTAGCGATCTCGTTCTTCGTCATTTCAGCAGTGATACCTTCATCCTTGTCGTCTTTCCCCTCGCTTCTCATAACTGGAGTCTCACCCTTTGGAGCATTGCATTCTGCGTATCCCTTTTCTTTCCATACAGCCAAATCTTCTTTGTTGATTTTGATTATCCCGCTACCTTCTTTTGCCACACATAATGTTTCTACTGATGCCATATCAATTACCTCTCTTTATAATTTATGTTTCTCACTTCCTCGTACCTCTAAAGGCGGAGCAGGATAAACTGCTCCGCCTGAAGAATAATCAAATATCCTTAGTTGTCAGTCAGTCCGAGACTCAGCCAATCGGCACCGTTCCATATAAGAACGATTGTGTCATTTGACCCACCAGTGAGCGTCATGTCGCCACTGAACTTAGTATTAGCACTGTCCTTCAGTACAACATCTGCCGCGCCTGAGTTTTCAATAACCAGATAGTTATTAGCCGCAGAACCATCAGCGATTGCTGTTTCTACAGAACTTGTCACAGCTCCAGTTGTAGTCAATGAGACATAAGCAGACACGTTAGTTATAACAAACGCTTCTGTAGCCGCAATCGTGGACTTTGTTAATCCAAGAGTTGTGCCGATAGTCATGTATGACGTTGAATCAACATTCGCATCTGATGTATAACTGCCCGCTGTACCCGCACCAGCCACATCACAAGCACCTGGAGTTGATATGCCAGCGTCGCTAATTGTTAGATATGAAGTGGCTGTCCCGTCAGACTGAACTATAGCGTCTAGTTGTCCTCTCTCGACACCATCAGAGACGTCAAGTATCGTGCCTCTGAACCAACCATAAGCAGCACTATTAGATGCATCATTCATTGCTCGGAAACCAGCTATATCACTTACAGCGCCAACTACAGCATTCGCCTGGTCGGTAGAGTTCAGCAAGAACTGAGCAAGGTTTGTTACTGTTCCGTCATCTCGTGCATCCGCCATCGTCAACACAAGGGCTGAAGGATACTCGGACACAACAACAATATTACTGTTAAGCGTCAGGTCGCCGCCAATGCTTGCGGTAGTTCCAACTGCAAGAGAAGTGTCCATCGTAACAGCCTCATCAGCATTCACAGGACCCAAAAGCGTTATGATTTCTGTCGTCTTACCGATGTCAATAGCGTCTGCTGTGGTTATACCGATATTCAATTTACCACCAGCTTGAGTGTCTATACCAAGACCGTCCTCGTCAACTGTTAAGCTATCCACGTCAAGCGTCGTCGCTGATAGAATACCTACGACAACCAATCCTGTCGAGTCTACCGTAGTCACAGTAGTCAGAGTTCCGGCTTTCATTATTCTTGTCGCTACAGTAGCATCCTCAGTCCCGTCAGTCACATCTGTTATGACAGGAACCATAGTCGCATAGATAATAGATTCGTCACCACTGTTCTGTGCCTCAACGAGATTTATCACGATCTGGTCATTATCATCCATATCGCTAAATGTCTTCTCGCTCTTCAGACCAAACGTCAGCAATGTCACTGCATCTGTATCATCCACAATAGATATCTCGCCTGCGGTATTAGCGTCGATCTTCTGACCGTTATTACCGAATACGATTTGTCCATCGCCCCATCCAGCTATAACCGGACCGCTCAACATAGTAACAATAATCGCTACTAGAACGATCTCAAATATTTTGCTTGTTTTCTTCATGTTCTTTTCGTCTCCATTTTAATATATAGTTTATGTTTCCACATATTCCACAAAATATTATCAGCCTAAAATCCCAAGAACGCCTCATCTGCATTAGCCGCAAAATCTCCAAGTACTGCTGCTGCCTGAGTCATTCCATCCCTGCTGATACAACCATTCGCTCGTAGTTGCTGAGTATCCTGACCGCCAGCACCACCACTCAACTTCATTACGCACGCATAAAACTCATTCTCGCAAGCAACTGTATCTGTGCTGAACTCAACTCCACCTTCAAAGTTCATGCCGTTTGCCTTGAACCTGTCGCCAGCATTGAAGCAATCAATATATACAAGCCCTTCAATGTTGTTTCCGCCAAAGCCTCTGCCATGCATATATATTTTCACTAAACTGGCAACTGTGTGAGTACTCACAACCGACTTGTCTGTATCGGTATCGTTTAAAAATCCACAATCACGGAAAGTAACGATAAGTTTCTTGCTTGCAGTCATATTAGCATCCGTAATCTGTACACCGTTGACACCATCGGCTCCGCTGATAGTCAGGTTAGCAAAATAAACCAAATAATTAGCCGCGCCAATCGCCACAGAAGGATTTACGAGAATCGCTTGATCACCTGCCGTCGCATGGATGATAGTTGCCTCATAATCACCACTCATCCCTGTTATAAGAACTTCGTTGATCCCTACAGGAATACTAATAGATGCTCCCGAAGAATACGTCCCTGGCATAAGCATAACTTGCTTCTTTGCATCTGTCACCATTGCCAAAGCTTTTGACAGAGTAAGATACGGGTTTTCCTGTGTCCCTTGGCCCTTAGTGTCGTTGCCGTCTTCGCTGACCCATATATAATTTTCGCTTGCTCCGACACTCCTGTCGCCCCATCCGGCCATTACCGGAATACCCATCGCAACAACCACAAGTGCTATTAGTCCTATTTCAAATATTTTCTTCATTTTCTTTAATCTCCGTTTTTATTTACGCCGTTCTTGGTTTCCCTAAATCCCTATCCGGTTTCAGTTCTCGGAAGAACATTGAGAAATGGGCGGGGCATACGTTATGTACCCCCGCCCTAATTGATTAACCCTGAAGAATAACTCCGCCCTCTTCGACTATCACGTTTGCACCGAGATAGGTGTCAAACAGAATGTAGTCGCCATCGCCAGTATCGTCGTTGTTCATCGTCGATTCCAGAGAAGTCCTGATGCTCAGCCCCTCAAACTCACCAACCGATGAAGGCATGGCTGCGAAAGGCTCAGGTGCTATGATTGCTCTTGCCACGGCGTCTGGATGGAATATCACGTTTTCAGGCATAGCTGTTTTCCATGTCACAAGCGCACCGTCATCAGCAATTACCAAGTCAGCCGACACCGCCGGATATATGCTCAGAGTTGCCGCCCCTGAAGCTGCTGTGTTGTCCGCGGTTTCAGATATAACAGTATAAATCTGTGTGTCGCCTGCAACAGTGAATCTCGCGCCCTTCCAGACTTCGCCAGCCTGAACTGTAAACCCGTCCAGCACCAGTGTGGTAGCCGCCAGAACTGGTGTGCCATGCGTCAAAACTGTTCCGCCTGTATCACCAAGACCCTGCGTTGCCGCTGTGGTCGAAGGATATAATGCTGTCTGGTATATAGTCGCCAGAATCGCATTGCGCAAACCATTAGGCTTCTCGTCGCCGTAGTCCTTGTTAATGAACTGGTCGAGCTGCAAGAAACTAGCCGCCGTTGTTGAATCCAAGATCCCTGCTGAGCTCTTAGGATCGAGCTTGCTATCAAACATCAGCTTCCAAGCTGCTGCCAGATGAGCTAATGTGCTCGGTTGTACGCCTTCTGTTCCAGCTACATTTCTCGCGAAGCCAGGAATAAGAACATTATGAATCAGGTACAAGTCAAGGTCCTGCGCGATAGCAACCATCGCAGGCCGTACAACCTGAATATTGAAATCATCAATCTCGAATGTCTTTTCAGCCGCAGTCAGCTTATGCTTCACATAAGACCTGAAAACGAGTTTGACAGGAACGCTAACTTCTGTCACGTCCGATGTGGTGAATGCGCCTGTGCCAGTGTGCCTGTTGGCTGTCATAATGGGACGTTTTGTGACGTTTACCGTCTGACCTACTTTGCGGGTCGTAAACGCTGTCTCTATCTGGTCAGGCACTAAAGCGGCAGCAACCAATGCTCCGTGAAGTTCAATCGCCGCGTCTCTTACTACCAATTCTGTGTTGTTAAATACATTAGCCATAGTCTTTTCGTCTCCGTTATTGTTTCACCTTGGAAAGACTACAGCTAATGTCGTCGACACCCGTCAACGATTACCTGCGACTGTTGAGGTCTTTTTGTCTAGCCTTCGGTGTCATTTCTTCGATTTCTTTATCTCTCGCGCTCTTGTCACTGTCGCCTGCCCCTGTTCCCCCGCTAACTTTCAATGCAGGCGTTCTCCCTGTACCATCAGCCGCTTTTGCAACCAGAACGCCTTTATGCGTCGTCTTAAATAATATCTTCTGCGCTTCTACAGCGGTCGCATCATTCAAATCGACGTCTTTGAACGCCGCTTCGATAAAATGTATTCGCCCTGCTCCTTCTGGTAAGCCCTCAATAAAGTGAAAACCAGAACCGATCTCATCAAGTTTGTGAGTCCTTGCCGCTGAATCAATGCCTGACTGCAACTCTTTGTTCTGAGCGTCCGATGCAACTAACGCTGTCTGAGCGTCTTTAACTGACTTTTGCAGATCAATTAAATCTTGTCCTGCTCTGTCCTTGTCATTCATCTTCGACTTTTTGAACTCTTCGAGTGCTGCTTCTGCCAATGCCGCTTTTTCTTGAGCCTTTTTCTTGTCCTCAAGTATGCCTGCTGCCTTACCATCTGAAGCTTCCAATTTCTTGGTCACTTCCCCCACAGCTGCCTCTATTGCCGCATCGTTTATCTTCTTCTGCTCGTCCAGCATACCTTGAGCCTTCGCCTTTAGGTCTTCTGCGGATAGATCCTTGTTGTCTTCCATCCCTTTGAGCATTGCGATAAGCATTTCCAGTGTCATAACTAACTCCTTGAATTGCGTCGTTGTAGTAACGCCGACTAAATACGATTTCGATGGTAACCGTAAACCAATAGGGACGTTTAAATTGGTCGTCCCTCAACCATGCGAGTAAGATACACTATTTCTTCCCTAAAACACAAGTATTTTCTCGCTCTTGATAAAAACTAAGCTATTATTGCTCGTTATCGTCTATCTCTTCCTCTTCAGCAACAACATCTATCGGGATTTGTACCGCCGTTTCTTCCCATTCGGCTATAGCCTCTAGTATGGCTTCTTGTGCGTCATCTGGGATGCGTCCATTGCCAAGTGTCTTCAAATGTTCGAACCATTTCTGCAACGCAAGCTTTTTCAGCTCAATCGGCATATCAATATTATTCCCCGCCACAATCGAGTCGATTACATCCTTGGCTGTGCCGACACTTACCTTCCGATTGTACTTCGGATCCCATTCCTTAAATTCAGGGTCCCACATCTTGCTCAGCTTAATCGCTTTCTTCTCTGCGTCTTCGAGCATGCCTGCTCGCTCTCTTACCACGCCTACGATATCTTGGAAATCATATTCCTTCGAGATTCCAGATTGCGCAGATGTCGTCTGGTTCTGATGGATGAGTCCTATGGTCCCGAACATCTCATGTACCAGCTCAGTGATTTCTTTGCGTATGCTTTCTATGCTCGCTGCATCCGGCATAAGCAGTCCCGGCTCTTTGTCTTCCGGATCTACAAATATCGGATACTTATAGCCCAATATCATATCAGTTGCCTTCGTCGCTGTTACCTTGAATGATTGCATGATCGTCTTTAGCACTGATGCAGGTAAATACATCTGAGGATATACGCACCTGAAGAAGTTCGCATAATTACAGCTACCGAGATTCATGATAGCCCTGTTCGTTCCTTCAGTGTCGTCAAAGAAATGCGGCAATGCTGATATGTCGCCTACGGGGAATATCGGAACCTCTGTCATTTGCTCCATTTCTTTTTCTTCTTTCTGCACCCATTCCTCTTCGCTCTTATCATTAACCATAAGCTCGTAGTCGGTTATCTTGCCAGGCTCCCAAAGCGTCCGCATTAAAGTCAGCGTAGGCAGCACTCTTGGATCATCGGCCTCGTAATTTTCCCACTCTTCCAGAACCCACAGCATGTTGCCCTGATCGTCCATCTTCCAGTCGACTACGCTCATCGGCGACATTACCGACCAGTACGGTCTGATCTTCTCGTCTATCTTTTCCTTTTCTGTCACTTCCCTGTCAGAAGTATTTGGAGCATCGACTTTAATCCAGCACCATCTAGTTGCCGTGATATAACTGTTGACCTCGCCCATTACCTTGTCAAGAGATTCGCCTGTTCGCGTGATGTCCGCTAGTATCTTCGGGTCCGCTCCATCTCTGTCTGGTAAGACTCCGAATGTGTATTGATTGATCTTCTCAATTATTCTCGCAAGATATGGAAGATTGTGAGCCTGCTCTCTGCGTCCTGATACATTGAAATCCCCACGTTTACCTCCATTCCAATCTGTATCGCTTTCTGCTGCGAATCTTGAAAGCCTTGTATCGATGTATGGCCTGCCGCCATGCCAGCCCAATATGTTAATAGTCAACTGCTCTTCACGGGCATGCATGATAATATGCTTGCGTGTTCCAACGATTTCTGTCGGTGTAATGTCTTCATCAGATGATCCTGCCGTTACTCTATTCCATAATTGCTTGATATTCATTCTTGCTCCTTGATTTTACTTCGCTGTCTATTCGATCTGTAGGCCGGAAGCTGGAATCGAACCTGCGACCTAGTGATTACAAATCACTTGCTCTACCAACTGAGCTATTCCGGCATTCTGCAAATTGACTCCTATGCTATTGGCATTACAAACGTGCCGACCTTCGTTGTCTCGTGATAGATAATAGCAGCAACATCGCATGCGTCGTCATGATTGCCTTCAGGAAATGCCGTGAACTGCTCAATAAACAAATCATTCCAATCGCCTCTCATCAAATGAACGTGTCCCGCATCGAAAATAGGCTCTAGTGCCGCACACTTTGCTACCTTGTCACCTGAGAGCATAGACCTTTTTACTGTCCTTTTACCAGACAAAACTTTCTTTAATGTTGTGAACGCATCCTTGTACGCTCCAAATGCTTCAACATATATCGGGATGCCTGCACCGTCATTATTCGTGGTATTCATTATCTTTGCATCGCGCTCAGGTGCTTCCCACTGCCCCCATACGCAATGCTTTATCCACAAATGGAAGAATCCGAATCTATCTTGTGTCACGCTTCCAAGACCACCAATCGTATAATCTGGATCATTGCCGGTCCGCTCTTTTATCGTACTCGCCAGATCCCATGCCCTGATATAGCTCGTATCAGGAAAGTCGCCCTCATCGTCGTGAATCACTATCCCGTCCATATTGAACAAGTTGCCTGAATCTGGCACAGGATTACAGTCAAGCAACGGAAACGCCCATTTGCCCTGCGTAGCGTACTGCATATCGTACCACTGTCTTCCGAACCATTCTTCAAATAGATATTCGCCTGTCCACTTGCCTTCTTTGTCTAAAATCTTAGCCGGATAACTCACATGCCGGAATTTCGGGAAGTTTGGATCTTCTAATTCCATTTTCTTCATTCTCTGCCGTGGATCATCGATATGCCATGATGTCGCACAGATGATTACTATGTGAACAGGAGCTAGCCTTGTAATTGCATCGGTAATTGAACTATAGGTCTTTTCTCGTTCAATAGATCGGCGTGCTATCTCTTTACTTTTAAGGAAGTCATCAATAATTAGGAGGTGTGCCCCTTTTCCAAGAATTTGACCACCAAGCCCTGTTGCTGTCACTTTCCCCGTATGCCCCGCGAGCCGCCATTCCTTGATTGTGTTTCGATCCGGGTGCATCTTAACATCTGGAAATAGCTCTCTGTACTCTGAACTGGCTATGATGTCTTTCACGTCCTGCGAGAATCCCTCAATCAAGTCATTGCCGTAACCAGTCATTATCAGGTCTGGATTCTTTTCAAGAAATCGCCCAATGAAATATGCAGGCAATGCTCTGGAAACTAGATCGCTTTTCCCATGGCGGTAGCCAACCTCGATATCAAGATAGGTACACTCGCTGTTCTCAAACGCTTCTATAGCGTCGTCAATCTCAAAGCAGATATGTCTTGTATGCTTGCCTATGACAAAATCCCAATCTTGCCACCACACATACTGCACAAACGATAAGAAACTACGCCTTGCCCTGCGCATAGCCCGTTCCTTCTTGACCTCAAATCTCTTTCTCTTCGCCCAAGATATCTCCGTATCGCTTTGCTGCTTCTTCAAGTTCTTTGTCTGACATGTTTTCAAACTCTGTCTTTCTTTGATCGTTTACATTTACATTCAGGCTTTCAAGCCATTGTGTTCTCATGCGATTCTTTAACCAAAACTGCTGCGCCCTGACGCTTCCAAGCTCATGCTTTTTCGTCCTCTCCGTGCGCTTCGGCTTACCTGATTCCATGATCTGCTTTTCTTCGATTACCTCCCTGGTACGACAGTTTTTGAGCAGTTCATTCTGCACTTCAATGTCGATTTTGCTCTTGCCATTTGCCACGGCGTTGGAAAACTCAGGATATTTCTTCTTCCACTCGTAGAAAGTCGTTCGGTGAATCATCATCGCTTCGGATATCTCGTCGTCTATAAGCCCCGACTGAGCAAGAGCTTGTGCCACAACTGGATGAGTCATTGGATTATACTTTGTCGGTCGCCCTTCTTTCTCGTAGCTTTTCGACTTAACGAGCTTTCTCATAGGCTTCTTTTTGGGCTTCTTTCCTTTGACTGTTGGTTCTTTCTTTGATTTAGCCATTTTTAGTCCTTTTATTCAATTCTATGATTTCTTCCAACTTCTGCATCTGGAAGCCATTTCCCGTTTTCTTCCTTCACGCAAAACAGCCTGATACCGTTATTTGTTTTAACGTATATTCTCACAAATTCATTATGACGCACCTTTATCTTGATCCTACCCTCTGGAAATCCTGAAAGCGGTTTAATCTCTGTAATGCCAAATACTAACAGTTTTCCTATCTTTATTGATGCCATTTTTACTGCCTTTATTCTACTACTCTCTAGGCGGATAAACTCCTGAACTTATTGCATAAGTGATATCGTCGATTTCTAAATAATCCTTATCTACCGATATCCAGTGTACATAACCACCGTCCGTTGCTTCTGCAAATGCATTGACCGCTGCCAGTACTGATGCATTCAAAGTCTTCTGAGCTTCTTTGATTCCTGACTGCCGTGCTTTCTCTTTG